TGCTTAATTCTTTAAATCTAGGATCGGTCTGTAATTGCTTCATTAAAGATGATGGGTTTTCAGCACCTTCAAGTAACGATTGCATTTTTAAAATATATTTACGATCATCAAAACTAATCGGTGAGCCAGACTTAGATGTTACTTGCAATGTAGAGTCTGGATGATTTTGTAATCTAAAATTTGTCGTCTTTCCATCTGGCGCTTCACCAGTAGTTAATGCTTGTTGTGTAGCTAAACGTGGAGTAGCAAAACTAAATAATGAAGACGGAACACCTTGTTCAGCAAACAATGCACCAAGTAACTGATGTGGTGTCATATCTGTACGTAATGGCTTTACATCACGTTTAATATCAGCTTCAATCATCCGCTGTTCCGACGCTCGCATGTTACTTACTAAGTCTGAACCAGCGCCCGTAGATACGCCAACTGTACGACCGCTGTCATATCCTTCTACTCCAGTATCGCCATACATCATTTGCAAGGCTTGAGTTGTGTAATATGGAGCAGCTTTTTTTGCAGCAGAAACATTGTTATTGTTTTGCTGGTCTATTTGTGCTGCTTGCATATCTTTTACATAAGCAGCCTCACGCCCAGAGAAATTTGGTTCAGTAATTTGTCGCAATGTTGCGGCTATGTCAAACTGTCCACCAAACCGCCTAGCCACAATATCGTTACCCATAGCCTCGTTGAAGCTAAAGGCTTTTCCCATGTTGCGACGCTCGTACATGTCAGCAACATCCATGTAAATAGAATCAACTATATTTCTACGTACAGTATTAGATTCCGTCCAATCCACTGAAGACATACCTTCAGGTTGCTGTATTGCCAATGGACCTAATACGCTTGTTGCAACGTCACGCGCAGCAACAAATGCTGGAGCATTACCACGCGACATGCTAGTAAGAACTTTTTTGGCTACACCACTAACGGACTTGTTAATTCCTGTGTAAACCGCATCAAAACGACGAGTTTTTGTGCGCTCTGAACGATCTTTCTGTGATCCGAATTTAGTAGCAAAAATAGAATTTTCATCGCTACTCATTGCTTCCATTAACGCAGGTGATACTTCATAAACATCTTGCGGGCGATAATCTGGATCACCAGCTAATTTAAATAAATCAATTGCATCGTTAAATGTTTCGGTGCTATGCTTTGAACCCGGTTTAGATCCACGATCAAAATAATCTGCAATAGCAGCTAAGCCATCGTTTAATATACGTTTTTGCCCATCGGTACGAGCATTACCTTGGAATGTATTAAAGGTTTCTAGCACCTTGTACATTGGACTATTTCGGTCAGCATCAGTAGCGCCATTGAATACACGCCTTGCTGCTTCTGGCAAACTTACACCAGCCGTAACAGCTGATCGCAACTTTCCAACCATCGTCATAGTTGGGATTTCATTCCCTTGAAAAGACGATAGTAATTTCTCGCTATCTAAATCAGCAGTAAAGTTAGTTGACCGAGGTTGGTTTGCAGCTGGATTCTCTCGTGTTTCAAATTTTTGTTGTGGATTTGCTCCCGGAATAAAGTCCTTTGCAGTGCCAAATTTCTTTTCACCCGGAGTAAATGGTTTATCAAAAAAGTCTACAGCTTGACGCAGATTCCCTTGTTCATCTAATAAATTCTGACCACCAACAGCTGGTGCTTCTGGTGCCTCTTGTTGTGCAGGTCGTGTGCCTTTACCCATCCATTGACCCAGAGATGGTGCAGGTGCAGGTACTTGCACTGGTTTTCGTCCAGCCATACCCGTTTCAAGTTGTTGTGCTAAGCCAGCATCCTCACCAGCAGCCATTCTATTTTGTGCTGCACGATACTGTTCTTCTTCTTCAGTGGTGCGAGACGCTGGTACATCTAACTCACGTGGTTTTCCGGATCCGTATCGTTGCAAAAATGCACTAGCAACGTCTCCAGCTTCGCCCTTGTATTCACGTCCTACTTGCCCAACAGCAGTGCTTGGCCCCGGAGCAAAAATACCGCTTTTTTCTGGCCTAACATCACGTATTGGTAAATTAGGATTTGCAAATGATGTTGATAAATCTCCTACATCAACAATTGGCTTTTGTTGTGCTGTTCCTTCGAGGCGCTTGTTGTAATCAGCTAATCGTGTTTTTACGTCAGCTTCTGACTTAGCCTCTGCATCTTGAACCATCTCTTGTGCTTTTGTTGATACAGGTTTACGAACTGTTTTAGTAGGACGAACAACTTGTCGTCCAGCCTTTTTCTCTTCGTCAACCATCATATTCATTAATGCAGAGGCCATAGATCTCTCCTACTTCTTAATACCAAGTGCCTTTGTAATTGGTGCACGGCTAGGTCCAGCTTTTGCTGTAGACGTTTTACCAGCAGTGCCCTTAGACATCACACCTTTTTTAGGTGGCATAACAGACTTTGCGGACGTAGCTTGTCCACGCTCGTTAAACATACGTCCTTGTCGCTGTCCAACAATTTGCTCACGATTACCCGGAATCATTGGAGATGGAGCACCTTGCATACGAGTTTGCGACTTGGCCTTGTTAATTTGTGCTTCATTCATTGATAAAGCATCACTCATTGCCCCTACTGCGCCTAGCCCTGCAGCAATTGCTCCACCTGCACGTCCAGCACCGCGCATACGAGAGCGCATTGCGTTACGCCGTTGCTCAGCACGGAACTGATTTGCCTTTCGCGTGTTAAGCATCTGCTGTCGCATCTTGCCAGCCATATTAGCTTGGCGCTTGTTTTCGTCATTGGCTAATGCTTTTCCCTGATATTCTTTACCTGCACCTAAAGCAGCTGCATTGCGCTTACTTACACTTGTGCTTATTGTCGGATCCATGCCGAATCTTTGGCGTGAAAAACTTGGTGCAGATTTCTTTGGTTTTTCAACTTTGACGTTATTCTCACGCCCTAACCTTTGCTGTTTGCGAAATCCAAATGTCGGTTCTTTTGGCATTTTGCTACCTACTTTACTTTTCGTAGGCGTGGGTTTTTCCGTTTAGCCGATGCGGACGCCTTACGTGATGAAGCAGCAAGAATTGCTCCAGCTGCTTCTTGGCTAACCCTTTGCTGTTTAGCAATTTTTCCTTGCACAGCTTTAAATCCCGGATGTTTTCTCAATATTTACATCCGCAATTTGCTTTTCCACACTTAGGGCACTTTTTGCCTTTTCCGTATTCGGCTTTTTCATGCTTTGCCATCATTTTTGACGACATGCCCTTTTTGCTATATTCTTGCTTTTCGGCTTTAGCCATAGACTTACTCATTCCTGAGTGTCCACCAATTTTCATGCCCATCATCTGGCCCATAGTTTTACGCATTAGCAGTTCCACGCTCTCAGAGATTTATTAATTCGGCTATTTGGATCATTAGCTGTTTTTGAAGACGTATTCTTTGCCTTCATGCCAGACATACGCGCACAAAAAGAGGCACGACGTCCTGCGTCTGCCTTTGTCTTTGGGTTTGGTGCTGGCGGTTTTAAATTGGCTCCTGTTTTACGCTTAAAATGTGCGCGACCAGCAGCGTTTAATCCGCCTGATGGATTTTGATATTTTTTAACAACTCCCATTTGATCACCTCTATGCATTATACATAAAAAAAGTCCGCATATAGCGGACTTTCATGTTAGTCATCTGCAAATGGATCATCTATATCATCTACTTTTAATTGACCAGCTGGCTTAGGATTTGGCGGACTACTATTTAATCTGCTTTCAATCTCTTCTTTCTTACTATCAAGTAGTTGCCAATTGTCAATAATGATTTTAACCGTCTGTTGCTTTGCGCCTTCCTTGTTTACGTATTGCTCTAGTTGTATTTTGCCAACAATACCTAATAGGCGACCCTTAGTTGCATATTCAGCAAGCGCGTCACCACCTTGACCAAATGCAACACACGTAAAGAAGTCAGTCTCTTTCTCTCTTCCTTTTCGATCTACTGCAAGTCGCACGTTGCAAATAGATTTTCCATTAGGTGTTTGACGAGACTCCGGGTCCGCTACTAAACGCCCAACAATTGTGCACTGATTAATCATTCTTTTCTCCTAAATGGTATTTCTCAAACGCTTTTGTAGTATTTGGAAGCACTTTACATAAAACATTCCAGCAATCTGTAGCAATTTCACGGTGTTCTTGCTGTGTATGGCTATCCATGCGCACTCTACAGTAGTGCAACCAGTCTCTTACAGTGCCTTTCATATACATTCTAGTGCCTACGCATAATGGAAGTACCATTCTTGCTGACTCTAAAGCAACTCCAGACTTTACAAGGTCGTCATAAGCTCTTATTGCTACCAATACAGGAGCAAGGGCCTTGTTGTCCATTTGAAATTGTGTCTCTGGATCGTCAAACATCAAGCTACTTTGACGATTAGTGCTACCTTTACGGCGCATAACAGGAAGATCTAACTCAATCTTGCTTGGGTTTGCGTAACGTTGGCTAAATTCTTGGAAATGGAAGCTTCTATGACGCAATATTTGCGCTGCAATAGCTCTAGATGTGTAGATTTCCATGACTACATCTGACATCTGGAACACAGACCAATGTTCTTTCCTCATACAGTAGTTTAATAACTTGACGTAATCAGGATTATCCTCATTATCCGATGATACTCGTGCAAGATGAACCATGAATTCTTCAGCATCAGGCTGAATATACTTAAGTGTAGCTGCCATCTTTCCTCCATACCCCAGACGGGAGTCGAACCCGTACACCTTGCGGTAACAGATTTTAAGTCTGTCGTGTCTACCGTTCCACCACCGGGGCTGATGGCCTATTGTACCATAATGTAATACATGGTATATTACTCATGAAACGCGATGATATCTTAAAAGTCCGCCCATCATGCCACTATAGCGACAGTTAGGACGAGCGAATCTAAAGGCCCCTTCACAGAGGGGCCTTTTTTATTTTACTGATCTATCGCTGTTTCGTTGAAATGATCTATTGGCAGATGGACTCTTTAATATCAAATTACTCATTGAGTTTGAACCACCTTTAGATAGTGGTTTCTTATGATCTATGTCTTTCCCTGTACGGTCAATTCCCTTGGCATCCATAGTTCTACGAGCGCGTTGCCTATCCATGCGTAATGGGTGCTCGCCACGAGCTTTTTGCTGAGCGTATTCTTTCTTGTATGGCCTAGCTTTATTTACGTAAGGCATCGTTATCTCCTTTGTGCTCTATTATCTCAATTCCATCTAACTGAGATAATCTCCACATGGCGTAATACTTCGGAATACTATTCTTGTCTAACTCATCATCGGATATGTCGCGCTCTTTACACCATTTACGGAAATTCAAATAACTTCCATAGTCAGTAATCTTTTGATAGATGAACATAATGCCACTAGCAATTATGATTCCTACTAGAACTGAATCAAGTTGCATCTGTGATAATAGCTGTTGCACGTACTACTTTCCTTGCTGATTTACTTCCACCTGAATATGGAACAGCAAGCCCATCGCGGACTAACTGTTCGTTAAGTGTGCAATACCCCTTGTCGCTGCGTACAGTGACCAACCTGCGCCCATACTTGTCTGCCTTAGCTTCTACTTGGATTGTAAATTTTTCAAGCCTAGCTGCTGCATCATCAAACCAGAACTTGGCTTCTAGGACACATTTCTTCCCTTCCGCCGTTGTTTTCTCCGGTGTATCAATTCCGTGGAGCCTACAATGCTGATCCACCATCCAGATGCCAAAACCAAGATCGATATCACAAACAAAAGTATCGCCATCAATGACTCGTTTAAACTTGATTCCGTATTCATACATGTGTTGATTATAACAAAAAAGACCAGCGTGACAGGGCTGGTCTTTTCTGTTTGCAGAGTTTGAGTATGTCGGACAGAAGAGGAGTTTTCTGCTTTCTATACAAAGCTCACCTCTCGGTGGCAAAAGAATAATACCACCATACGGGAGAAAGAGTAAGGACCGTACGGTGGCATCATCTTCCCCAGTGCGTTTACGTGCATGGGGGACTCCTACTGCTGGGATCGAACCAGCGACCATCCGGTTAACAGCCGGAGGCTCTACCACTGAGCTAAGTAGGAAAACTGTCAGTTAGCTTTATTAGCTATAGTCCGTAGGTAGTCCGTGTAATGCTCTATCGCTCTTCTCACGAACCAGCTCCGATTCCGCTTCCCTGCATATGCCTCTATACTCGCTAACATCTCCGGTGTTAGGCGTAGTACCAACATAGCTGGAAAGTTTAATGGACGTATCCGCTTGGGATTGTTCTTCATGTTGTGCTCCCGGCAATAGGTTTTTACACACGCTAAGTACAGTGTCTGCATAGTCAGTGTTTTTTGTAATAGCGTACGCTAAAAACCACAGTGCCTTTAATACATCGTCATCGTAATTAGAACCACTCTTTTTGCCAGCCCTTGCAATGTAAGCAAGAGCCGTAAAAAGATATCGGTCAAGGTTCCAAGCGTCAGCTGCGTGTACAGGCTGTAACTTACTCTCGTTGTAATACGCCATACTATACTCCTGTAGATCCAAATCCACCAGAACCACGTGTGGTTTCAAACAACGATCCCGACTCAACCACTACAGGCTCACACATACACACAGGAGCAATAACGAGTTGCGCTATGCGCATCCCCGGCACAAACACAAACGTGTCATCACTCATGTTCTTGATAATGACCTTTATCTCACCTGTGTAATCTGCATCAATCGTGCCGGGGCTATTTAAGACCACTATGCCGTGCTTATATGCCATTCCGCTACGAGTACGCACCTGCGCTTCAAAGCCTTTCTCTAGCTTGATTTTCATGCCTGTAGGCACTAATACAATCTGATCTGGGCGAACAGGCACAGTCTTCTCGCCGATGTACTGTAGATCTATGCCTGACGCTTGTTCTGTAGCACGTCGTGGATCAAATAGATACTCACTAATGCTATTACCGCAATAAATAATTTCAAGGTGCGTCAACCTTGTTCACCCTCTTCACCGTCTGCGTCTACAAAACAAACAATACTGTCAAGCGCCAGCATCAAAAAGTCGATTACAAAACGAGCTGGAACCTTTACTCCGTCGTTACGGAGATTAGCACAGTGCTGCGCAGCCTCAACTAACGACAGGTTGGTTACATAAGCTGGATCCTCATCCTTGCGCTTTACTGTCACAGAGTAGCCAGCTGTAGCACTCTGCTGCACAGTTACTTCACTGTCATTACCGTGGGTCAACAAAAACATGGCACACCTCAATATATGTATAACATATGGTACCACAATTGTATGGGACCCTTTTTCTACGCGGGTAAATGTGTTTCTCCGATGGGAGAAATAGTATAGAAGATAGAGAGAATATATCTGTCGGAGTCACAACTAACTATCGATTGAGAGGGCAGGGGGTTGCGGGTGGGTGGGCGGTGGGTGGGGGTCGGCCATGGGCTATCTAAGCAACAGCTGCAAGCTGCCACCTCATGTGTGTCGGTAGCGTGCAGTTCGCTCCCGGCGGATGCGGAGCGGGTGAAACGAACGGGTTCACCCGCTCTTATTCGTTTCCGTTCGTTTAGTTGGGTTTAGTTGGGTTTAGTTGGGTTCACCGATACTTGGAGGTATCAACAATGTCTACGTCAATCGTTCGCGCTTTTCTCGCTCATGCCAATGAAACAGGTTTGCCTATCGCCCGTGATGCGGCAATCAAGATGAAACAGTCGGAAATCGGCGAGATTCGCGCCGCCCGTCTGGGTTCCGACGCTATCGAGGCGGCACGTCAAAAGTCTGTCAGTGTGTGCAAGAAAGTAGTCACCGACTACTACACTGACGGCTACACCGACTTGGAGCACATCACCGATGCTATGCGTGTGCTTGCAGATGCATGGGGCAAGGGCATCGAGAAGGTCGATGTTCCAGAGTCGGTCAAGGTGGCCAACTCGGAACTGCTGGCTTGGAGGAAGACCCTCTAATCCACACACTACCCGGTACACCAAACCGGGTAGTTTTTTTATCAAAAATACATTGGGGTACTCGTGGCGACGAGTGCCCCTTTTCTTTGTTTTATGGAGTTTATTATGACCGTTCGACAACTTGAATATCAGCGTGAAAAACTACGCAATCAATCCTTTCGTCACATGATGCTTGAGCCTGTTATGGGTACTGAGGCACATACTGCTTGGTATGTGAAGTTATTAGACATTGAAGACACGCTTATTGCTGTTGAGAATACGTTGTTGTTGGAGCGCAAGGCGCAGAAGGTAGGTGCATGATGTTGTTTGCTGTATACGTTTGGTCTGTCGTTTGTTCGTTGTTGTGGCTCGTGGCAGTCATTGAGATGATTGTCACTCGTGGTCATGGTGTCATTGGGCGAGACATCTTCCTTGGGTCGATGGTGCTCTGGGCCATCCTTGCAATCATTGGTATTGCCAAGGAGTGCTGGCCATGGGTAAAGCGCAACGGTGTTGTGCTGTTCCAGATATTTGGATGGGCTGTCGTGTGTGGTGGTTTGTACTTTGCACATGTGACTGCACAGGCTGACCTTGAGCGTCAGCATCAGGTTGAGATTGAAAACATGCGCCATGACATGTATGTGAACAATGAGGTGACACGATGATTGGAAAAGATGGGTTGTTTCGTACCACGTTTTACCGTGGTGTTCGTAGTGTTGGTGGCAAGCGCAAGCATGTCACTATCAGCATGATTGGTGACCGCTCGTTCGAGTTCACCATTGGGCGTTTCTTCCCTAGTGTGCACGTTGCACATTGGATTGGTGGGACGCTTGAGGAGTTCATCGACACCACGCTTGAGTGGATGTGATGTTAGCGAGGGGTGCGACTCGTGAACGCACACAGAAGGAGACTGCTATGGCAGCAAAGCAAAAAGCTGGTGCATCCAGCAAGCAATGGGTACTGCGTACCCCAACGATGTCCGCTCATACCACGCTGATGTGTGTAGAGCCTGATGATGTGAGCGATGCGATGCTCGCTGAGTTGGAGCGCGAAGAGTTGATGGATCACAAGATCTACGTCACCTCGCCTGATGACCGCCTGCTGGCGTTGTACAGCGGAAGCCGGTCACGCTCCATTCGCGGGAAGTTCTAGTGGTGAGGGCGAAAGCCCTCCCTTTTTTTATTTTTATTTGGGTCAAGGAGTTTAGTCATGAAAGATATTGATATCTGTTTCAACGGAAACATCGTTAATGAAAGCGGACGACAAAGTATCATCGGTCACATCAAGACCATGTTGCTTGAGACGCTTTATCGACGCACCTACTTCTGGTCAATCGTTAACCAGAAACCATATAAAGATGACTACGAAACGAGCGATGCTCGTATGTATTTTCAATGCGCAATGGTCTGCGTATTAAAACAAGAGTGGGACGAAGCGCTGTCGTGGTACACGATGGGCAGCCGGTGTTTTACTTCTGGCAGTGTGTTGTTTGATGACAACATCGACATCCAGTGTGACTACAATCACCAGACCGAACACTACGATGTGTGTGTTAAGGCTTGGATTAACACCATGTACGGCAGCAAGCAAGAGCTGCATCAGGTTGGTGACATGTGGGTTAGTGACCTGCACCGCACCGACATGACTGGTCACGATGTAGCAGACCGCATGTCCGTGTTGCGTGATGAATGGTTTGAGGTCGTTAAAAAAGAACGCGACCAGATTATTGCCAATGAGGCAGCAATCAAAGAGTTCCGTGCATCGCTTGGTAAGTATGAAGGAGACGTTTAGTTATGCCGAAAAACAAATGGGGTATGGAGATGAAACCCGCGCTTCCCATCACAGTACCAACTGTATGGGTTGCAAGCATGAAAGAGGTTGATGAAGACCACGAAAGTCATTGGACTCTCATATGCTGCAGTCAAGACTACGATGTAGCATGGAAGGCATTTATTGATAGCCTTCCTGACCAGATCGAGCACTGGTCAATGCGATACCACTACTGGAATCAGGAACGGTACGACAAAGTATTGGAAATCGTACCTTTGCTGCCGACATATGGCTGGCTCATGGTCAGCTCTGCAACGTTTGGCAACTCAGATCGTCCTCTGTATGACTTGCACAGAAACTACAGCAATGACGTGGTTGAAGGCGAAGAGGTACCTCTTACGTTCGAGCAGAAAGAGCAGTTGTATAAACTACTCGGCTCGACGTGGGACTGTACGTCCAGCTCACATGTCACATATAACTTTGAGCAAGTCGCAATGATTCCAATCGGTTAAGGAGTTTAATATGTTAATCAGATCGCCCGAACGGGCGTTACTTATCATGAACGATATAGCCACGTTAACTCGTGGCTATGTTCGTACATTGTCTAATGGGACACACAACACCTTTATTAAAGTTACGTCAATCAATGGTGATATTGCACTTTGGTCACACGACATTGATGATTGCGAAATCGTAGTCATCCGTGACAACCCTAACGTTAAACAATATCTACTTAATCTAGAAAAACGCAGACAACTAAGGAGAATGCTATGAGCCTCGACCTCGATCTCAGTAAACTTGAAATGCCAGCTAACCGCTGGCGAACAAACCTCTGGCAAATCATTGATACACCCGGAGGAATCAAAGACGTGCTGCACGAAGAACGCACAATCGTTGGACACAAAGATAACCAAGGCGGGTTCTGGTTGCTGGCATTTGAAGACATTGAACACGCTGGACGCGTGTGCAAAGAGTACGAAGAACAAGTACAAAACGAAGCGCACATCGTGTCCTTCAATGTCTACTCAATACCAGAAGAGTGGAACCTACGGCTTTACCGAATGGATGGCACGTGGATAGATATACAACAATGGGACTACTTGCAACGGTTGCATGAACAAGAGAAGTAGTGGCGTCAATGGGGAGGGGTCAAATTTTATACCCCTCCAATTTTTATAGGGGGGAGGGGTCGGATTCTACCCCCCTCATTATATTGAATAACAATCAATGTAATACATATAATGTATCCGACACAAGGAGTTAGTCATGGGTAAATTGAAGTTGACGGTTGACAGCATCGAAGCATTGAGTGACGCACAGAAGGCTGTGCTCGTGAGAACTGGCATCATTCGCATCGAGCCTACGCAAGCAGAGGAACAACTTTGGCAGATTGCACTGGTCATGCTCGACCGCTCTTACATCGCAGACCTGCTTGGCTTGCAGTTGTCTACGTTCAACACATACATCAGTGATGAGTATCGTTGCACTAAGATGAAAGAGAACTTGTTCATCAAGCTTGGCACTGTCATCTCACAGCGTGACATCACTGTTGTGCATAACATCTACAGCAAGCTTGCTAAGCATGTTGAACAAGTACACAACAACAAGGTTGTTAGTGAGTTTTACAAGGAACAAGAAGGATAACTAAATGCTACACATTGGAGACAAAGTGTGCAACGTGCGCCGTCCCGACAAAATCGGGACGGTTGTTTCGTTAGAAGCACCGAACAACAAATGGATGACACGACCAGAAGATATGCGCGTCATGGTCAAGTATCAACAACTAAGCAAGAAATCAAATGGTGCTTGGAAACCCGGAACCATTGATGAATTGCCTGTAGACCTTCTCCCTTACGGAGAAACTGTACCAGAAGCGTTTGTTCAATATAAACGTAGTGGTGACGAAGGTGGTGTTGGTGAACGAATGAAAGCATACGACAGACGAAAGAGAATTAGATGACCGTCATTTTTATATGTGCAGGTATAGCCATTCTTTCCATCCTATTTTTAATAGGATGGTTTTTTGGTGAAATAAATCAATATCAACAACGCATCGACAAGGATGAAAACAAATGAATAAAACAATGATTGCCCCCAGTGAATTGGCCCGTAACGTAATCAAAGCGTATGAGAAGTCTGACGCATTAATTACAAACGTTGAGTTTCACAACAGTGAGAATGGCAGATCTAAACATCGCGCTACCATTAACGGCACACTCGATGTCCGGTTATACATGCACTATGAACGTATGGCTCCAGCTATGTACAGCATTTACATCCAAGTCTATGACAACAAGTGGAAACTAAGTACAGGTGGTTACCTTGATGAAGTCAATGTCGAATACTCAAGTGACACAGTGACACTGACATACGATTACCTTGATCTCAAAGAATGGATCAATAACTTTGTCGATACTGTTTATCAACTTAAAGTTGCAGAAGTACACGGATTCGTAGTTATCCCTTAGTTACATGTGAGGGATGCGTCTCACTAACAACGCATGAAAGAGAAACACAATGACAACAGAAGAAAAGAAAGTTGCCTACTGGAAGTGGGTCAACCAAATGGTTTTACTTAACGACATGGTCAATATGTTTTTACCCAAATCACTTAAAAGTAATTTTGAAGCAGAGCTTCCTAATACTGATGACGTAGAAACACAGTATCAATTCATGCTCAATTACAACAACAACAAAGCAGCCGAACTGCGAAGGGAACTAAGCTAATGACAGACCTCACACACTACAGAATGTTGATTCTCAACTTTGCTTATCGCCATCTCCATCCGGGTGATGGCTTTGCCGGGTTAATTATGCTCAAGCCCGGCTTTGAAGGTAGGTTAGACCACATAGCACAAGCTAACTTGTGCGAGCTACTCAAGTTTGCAACTGCACATGTGCCTTACAACACACGCAGTGCACAAGGCTTCAATGATTGGATTAATACAGAGCCTAATGAATTTGATGAGGCATCATTCAACAAATGGGTGTCAGCAATCACGCCAATGCCACGCCCAACTGGATGGGAGGAGGTAGATACAAGTAATGGGTAACTATCCGTATAGTTACACAAACCAGTGTTATGACTTTGAGGGCCGAGAGTTCGGCCCTCCTACTCTTTATAGAGATGCAGCATCAGCACGAATGATGGCTCGTTACAGAGTTATTATTCAAGAGAATTCCGTACCTGTGCTTCATGTGCGGATAACACGTAGAAAGAATGGCACATATATCGATGAGCCATTCATGCTCGTGTGGTTTAACCACATAACTGGACAACCTAAAGTGTCCACACGAAAAGAGGATTTAATTAAATGAGATTTGTACCTGAAGTTTTATATGGAACTCTTGTGGTTGAGCATCTTTTATCAATCGAAATGATAACAAAAGACCATTACGATGATTGCTGGAAGATGTTTAAAGACATTTCAGATCCAGTTAATTACGTTCTGATTGATCTTTCACAAATTCTTACTGAACGTGATGATTACAATCGAGACAATGCTATCAACTACATTATAAAAGCTGAAAATCTTACAGATTATTACAACACCAAGCTCGCTATCTAATTTTTGATGTGAGGGGTGCGCCTCACTAACAACGCATAGAAAGAAACAAGCAAATGTCACTTCCAATCTACACAAACTATTTCGTAGAGCGCCTCACCGCTAACAACGTTCGTCTCCAAGAAGGCACACTAGGTCAATGGGAATACTATGAGTCGTACTCACATGACTCAGAGATGAATATCAACGACTGTCGGTTTAAACTGACGTACAAACTACGGTTTGAGATTGCTGACAAAGAGCGTAATGCTTTGCCAGTACCTAACGTCATTATCGGTGTGACGTTTGAGGCTTACGAGCACAAAGACCTTTCATCTCTTTCGCCATCAGCCAGCAAAACTGTTGACTACAAAATGCAGGTCACAAAGACAGAGTTCCTTGAGCAGGTGGCAGAGGCCATTGAGAACTACAAGAAGTTCATTGAAGACTTTCCAATTCCTCAACTTGACTTTGACTTCTGGCCACAGACCGCAAAACTCATGAAGCAGTTCGACCGCCAGACGTTATCGACAGCGCGTGATAACTCAGACTTTCTCACGCTGAAGTAGTTACATGTGAGGGGTGCGTCTCACTAACAACGCACATTACACAATGAAAGATAACATAATGAATACAAAGATAGCCCTCGTTTCAGTACCGATGTTCAATGCGCCCGGAATGCTACGTTGGGCGCGACACTTTTACCGCATGAAAAATGCATCTAAGCAAGACAAAAAGTATTTTCTTGGAATCCTTAAAGCCTGGGTACATAGCGAGAAGCGAGCCAAGTACTGCCTTGAATGCGATGATTCATTCATTGAATGGGAAGATGAGGTTGTTACTATCACAATAATAGAGGAAGCAAAATGAAAGCAGAAAATCCAGTTGTATACAAGTATGAGTATTGGTCTACATACGGTGATGCCAGCCCTAACCGCAGGGTAAATATCTACTTAAAAACATACAGGACACAGCCCACTCAGGTCACTGTACGACGTGAGTTAGCAGTAATGATTGGCTGCATCGGTATACGTAGAGGCGTTGAGCAAAACGATGATGGCACTCAGCTCAGGCTATACAGTGAGCGTCACGCAATGGTTGGGTTTGGTGGTCTGTATCTAGCCAACACAGGAAAGACATTCAAAGAGTTACGTGCAGTAATGGAGGATCGAGTAGATGACTGACAGTATATTTCTGCAAGCATGGAATGAGATTTTAGAGGACAGCGAGGTGGCACAAGAGTGCTACCTTTCTCTTTATGAAAACGTTTCGTATTACGGTGGACCAGAGGAAGGAGGATGGTGGGGATATTTACAGATACTCAAAAAATATTGCAAGTGTTCATCATATGCGCAAGCAGAAATGCTGATGGAAAAATTGCGTGATCACTGCAAAGAACTAACAGAAGCAGCAAAGAAAGCTGATGGTAATGATTGTTTACGTCACATGCACCGAGCTGATCAACGTGGTGAAGATGTTAGTGATGACGGATATGACGGACCATCAACGTATTACATGAAAATCGAGTCGATGCCCGGACAGCATCAAAACACAACAAGGAGTCATTATGAATAGAAGATATCCAGAATACTACTACTATGATGCAGCAAAGATCATTATGAAAACTGCATCCAAGATATGGGAACTGCAGTGGCATAACAGCGAGTGGAAAGACTGCCCTGTTAATGCACATCGTACATACAGCATCGACGTACTCGATGACGATGAGGATGTGTATGACACATGGAAGTTCCGCATCGAGTGTGGGTTTGCACTTGACTGCAAAGGCAAGAAATGCAAGGGCGAATGCGATGATCTAAGTACAGTCAATATAGACATTGGCTGGGCTGGTATCAGTAAGGAGGACGCATTTTACATATGTGAAATCATTGACAGAAACGACGAAATGTTTAATAAGTATTGGTTTTGGAATGACGGAAAAGACACTAGTGAATAATGCCTGTTAAAAAACTGACGCCTCAACAAATAGCGTCTATACATCATCAAGCAAACAATGGCATAAGTGTCGTAGCACTTTGTGCTAAATACAACTTATCGTCATCACACATCTACAGAATCAAACACAACACACAACGTAACAGAAAGACAAAGAAATTGAGTACATACAACGGCTGGACTAATCACGCTACATGGTTGTTTTACCTGCATCATCAAGAAGATATACAAAATTGGTACTACGAACAGGATGAAGACACACGTGTCAAACTTTATCCCGGCGAGTTACAAGCATACTTTGAGGAGGTGTATTTAGAATTAATTAATGGTGTCAGCAACATCTACATTACTGACATCGTAAATAATGAGTTTCGCGATATCAATTGGGAAGAGTTACTTAAGACAGTACTAGAAATAGCAAAACCAGATAACACATATGACGCTAACTGGACAGAAGAGGGAGCATACATGAGCTATATGGATCATGTAGCAGAGAACAAAGAAAGAGAAAGAAACTAATGACAGCACAACAATACTTAGCTAAGTTCGGGCTGGATGCAAATCCAGCCCTTTTCACTAATGTACGCAATGGCAAAGACATGAAGCCTAAATACAACTCCTACTGTATTTATGATGGCATGTCACAGCTTGATCGACGGTCTCCTATCATTGCTGTAATGTCTAACTGCCAGACTAATAAAGAGGACTACAACATTAAGACTGGTGACATGTTGCAGACCTACATCATCATGCGTGATATCCATCCACAACATGCTGTTGACTTTATGATCGATGACTGTATCTGCGGTCAGTGTAAGCATAGGAAAGGCTGGAAGGTACACATTGTAAATGGCCAGCGCAAACTTGTTCGCACTTGTTATGTCAACATAGGCAAGGGTGTTACCGCTATATGGGAATCATTTCAGAAGGGCAAGATACCTATAGTGTCTAGCACTGTTGCAGCAACATTACAGGTTGTTGCTGGCAAGCAGACTCGTATTGGTTCATACGGTGATCCAGTAGCAGTGCCGTATCCTATTTGGGGTGACTTATTACGGTATAGCCTTGGTCATCGTGGCTATACACATCAATGGCGCATGAAACTTGCAGAACCATTCAAAGGAATACTGCAAGCGTCATGTGATAGTTACACTGACCAAATAGATGCAGAGCGAGCTGGCTGGGGTACGTTCACTGTCCTGCCTAAGCATGACTATGTCAATCGTCGTCATGTTGCATACAGCAAGGGCTTAAAGCAATGTCCTAGTGATCCATTCATTAATGAGATGCGTACATTCCGCAATATGCTACCAATGCATACAGACTGTGTAGGTTGTCCTGCACAGCTACAGTGTGATGGCGACAGCCATGTTGTCATCCGTGCCCACGGCAGTGCAGCTGCGTGGGTTTAATTAAACAAATAAATAAACACAGAGGAGTTAGTAATGTTTTATTCAATATGCGAAGAAGAAGAGTGGTCAACTGACCGTTATGACTATGCTCGTGACTGCCACTACACAGATGACGGGGAGGTTCTCTCCCCGGCTATCGGCGCAGAGTTCATGTTCCGCATGGGCAAACTATTGTTCTCTGATGTGAGCATTCAGTACACAAGTAAAGCAGTCATCTTGTTTATCGATGAAGTTGCAGAACAAATGAACGTCAAGCGACCCACGGATGACGAGATTAAAAAGTTCTGTGCACTAGTTGCATCGGTGTATCACGAGTCAAACATTGACGAGTTCAATGATGCATTGTTCGAGTACATCTATGACTGTACGTACAACGAGTGGACAGATATGTATAGTGGTCAAGATTTGTACACAGATACATGTGTTGATCAACCAACAGGATGGGGAGAAGATGAATGACAGAAGAAGAATGGAACATCAAAGACTTAGCGTTTGAGAAAGCACTACGTAAGCTCCGGGAAGATTTCCCGGAGTTTTACATTGAGGTGTGGGGACCATATGACTTTGTTGTTGGAGTCAACAGAGAAGAGTTTCAATCACACGACTTAATTATGGCTGAGATTATTGAGCGAGAAGACGAATGGCCAGAAGTTGTAACTGAGTTACATGAAGGGTTTGATGCCAACTACGGCACAAACTGGGACAGGATTGACATGACAGTAAAGGAAGTACGACGTAATGCAAGCAAATGACACACACATCAAGTGGATACCCGGTGATATTGACCGAGAGTTTTGGTATGACCAAATTACAGAGGCGTTACATCATTGTGAATGGGTAACTGAATGGACTGCAAGTTGGATTGACGAACCGACCGAGTGGCGCATAGGCATACATAATGAAGAGAATTTCTTATGTTGGGTATTACCTATTGATATCTTGACATATCTACGAAAGGCATGGATGAAGGGCGATCGATCGTTTGAGGAAGAACAGCAGGTTGATCAAGATGTCATTGACACAATGCTTCAGATAATAGTTTTTGGTGAGTTAGTTTACGGATAAGGAATAACACAATGCCTAATTGGTGTATGAATGAATTAACGATCACTGGCCCAGCAGACAAGGTGTCTGCTTGGGCTGAGTTACATACTACAAAGTTTGAGACAAGCACATCAGTACTAGACTTCAATAAATCTGTACCGGAACCATTGGATGCAAATGGGTTTGGTAACGTCAATTGGCAATACGATAATTGGGGTACGAAATGGGGAGCGTGTGACACATGCTATCTTGACTTTAAAGAAGGGCATGTCACTATAGCTTTTGATACAGCGTGGGGTCCAGCAGACACATGGATACACACTATGTCTGATATGTTTCCTGACCTTGAGTTTACATGTCGCTATGCTGAACCCGGTATGTGTTTTGCTGGCAATATATATGCAGGACCAAAAGGTTGGGAGCATGTACAACGCAGCGGTGATGAGTTAGAAGACGATGACTACCACCTCATGGGCGCTGAAACCTGTGATGAGTGTAAGAACTGGGAAACAAACTGCACTTGTGAGTAAGGTATACTCATGTATTACATTTATTTTTTGAAAGGTTGTTATGTTACAAGAATTAATTAAGCTACTCGACGCAATGAAGGATGGTAGCGAACACGCTGAAGGTTGGTCTAAGTTAGAGCCTCTCATTGGACTCAATGGAACAATAACACTGTCGTGGCCTCAATGGAGATTAAAGATAGTGACATTTAAAATCCCTAAAGATTGGGATGGGTCCGCAGAGCAAGTAGAAAACATTGAAGCTATGGACAATCTGTACTGGGATAAATATATGAACATCATATGGAAAACACAGACAAATGAAAACGCCCATAAGTGGTCAACAATGCAAAGATGTACAGCAGCAGAAGTGGTTGACGCATTCTTGAGTGGGAATTGGACTCCACCATGGAAGTGTGGGTATTGCGTATCTAGGCATAAAGGTCAAATCCAGCCAAGGTTCTAATGCCTACACGCAAGCGCAATAACTATTACCCTGTGTGCTACCTGATTACTTCAGGTTCATACAGGGTATCTGTCAGTAATCAATTTACTGCAAAGATCATCTATCAATTGTGGTGTCAAGTTGCTATACGAAAACAAACTACAACTACAGTTACAGTCATGGCCCTAATGTCGCCAACATCGTACGGAACATGGGGGAAGAAACACATTATTCAACTGATTAATGGTGTGTGGAAACAGCGACTTGTAGCAAAGTCAATTATTAAACAAGGAGTACAGCATGAACAAACAGCAAACGCGGAGTTTAAATTATATGGAGATGAATATGAGTGGAGTGCATTTAAAACATATGATGCATTACCTCCTCATATTGCAACATCAGTGACTAACGCATTGATGTATCCGCAAATTCTCCAGTTAATCTTACGTGCGCCAACTGCACTTGCAGCTCATGTAGCTATAAAGGTAGAAGGCTTGACTCACTATGATGATGATACGAAAATTACAAACATAAAGGAAGTTTGGAATTTCTTACATCATGAAGTCAAACGATTATGATTACAACGACAAGTACAAAGCACATGTCAATAACAACCCATATTTTGGTTGCATTGGCGTCATTGTCAATATCATCATTACGGTAGTTATGTATTTGGTGTACAGTCGCTTATGAGAAAAAATGCCGAGGCTTTATTACAACAGCAAGTTAAAACCTTGCTTACATCTTGTGGTTACACTGTTATAGAAGTTGGTAAAACAAGAGCCAAAATTAAATGCAACTCATGTGGGTCATGGTCTTATCCACGTGGATGGCAGGGCAATACACTTGGTGCACCTGATCTATACATACATCACAAACAATGGAATAAGACTGCCCTCGGCATTGAACTTAAAACAGAGAAAGGAGCAGTAAGAGAAAAACAACAAGAACTAGCTGATAGCA